AGACTTGGCCCACCTATTTGGGAGAGATTTTTAAAATGCATACCTGAAGAAGACAGTAATTTGAAACATCATATTTATACTGAATTAGTTAGTTTACCAGCTGAAGAATTTCACAATTCTTTTCGTGAAGTTCTTATGGGTTCTAGAAAAGGTAAAGCTATAATAAATGAATTTTTAGTTGATATTAAAGACGATTTAAGAAATGATGAATTTGATAATGCGGTTGATAAAATAAATGATGAAGAAATTCTAACTCCAGAAGATTTGGATAATTTAGATGTTGATGAATGGTTCACATAATCTAAATTAATTAATAAATAAATATATTATAAGGGCTCCCGAAAGGTGGCCCTTTTTTTAATGGTCATGTTTTATTAAGGGTTTTGATATATTTATATTAAAAAAGGCATGTTAACTAGTAATGAAATATTACATGAATATACTAAATGTTTATTAGACTCAATATACGCAATTTGCACATACTTAAAAACTTTTGATAAAACTCAAAAAGGTTTTGTACCTTTTAATTTATTCCCAAAACAAAAAGAAATTGTAAATGCTTATAGAAAACATAGGTTTACAATGGTAACAAAACCTAGACAAGCTGGTGTTTCAACTACAACTGCTGCTTATGCTGCCACTAAAGCTGTATTTGCTAGTCCTAATAACCCAGAAGCTATTCTAATTCTTGCTAATAAACAAGATATGGCTTTTGAATTTTTGGATAAGATTAAAGATTTTATATCACAATATCCAAGATGGGTTTGGGGTGATGAATATTATGGAAGTCCTGAAAAAGAAGAGAAGAAAATATACTCAACTGAATCTAAGAAAGAACTTAAATTACCAAATGGTTGTAGAATTAAAGCGGTTGCTACATCTAAAGATGCCCTTAGAGGGTTTACACCTACATGGTTAATAATGGATGAGGCGGCCTTTATCGATAATGGTGATATTGTTTTTGGTGCCGCATTAACTGCTCTAGGTTGTCTTAAGAAAGATAGTTTAATACTAACCGAAGGTGGGTTAGTAAGTATGGATGAGTTAGTAACTGAAAAAGATATATTAGGGTTTAGTGATTTAAAAACACCTCATAGAGTTTGTAATAAAGATGGTATAATTGTAGACGCTACACAAACATTCGTTAGTGAATATGGAGAAACATTTAAAATAAAAACTAAATTAGGTATTGAATTGGAAGGTAGTTGGAAACACCCTATTCTAGTTAGTAGAAACAATTCTGAAGAATGGGTTAGAATGAATAAATTGGAAGTTGGTGATAAACCAATTATACAATATAATCAAAATTATTTTGGTAAGTCAAGTAAATTTGAGTTCAACTTTGAAAAAACCCCTAATAATAAACCTGTGAAGATTCCAAAAAATTTGGAATCTAATTTAAATTTTTGTTATTTATTAGGGTTGTTTGTAGCTGAAGGTAACTTCACTTCTAGAGGTATTACAATAACTAATACAGATAAAAGAATTCAAGAGTTTTTATTAAATGATGAAGCTGATTTAGGTAATGGTTTCACTCAAGTTGATGACAGACATTTTCAGTTTTATTCAACTGAATTAGTTTCTTGGTTTGAATCGTTTGGATTGAAGAAACATAATGCTAGGGATAAAGAAATACCCTTACCTTTATTGAAGATGCCTAAGAGTGTTATTAAAGCCTTTTTACAAGGTATGTTTGATGGTGATGGAATGTCAACCATTAAAGATATTAAATATTCTAGTACATCTAAAAAATTAATTAAAACATTACATACATTATTATTGAATTTTGGTATAATTTCTCATGTAAAGAAAAATAAATATAAAACAAGTAAATCTTCAATAATCAAAAATAAAGGCCACGTTTGTATTATTTACAATTTAAAAATCTATTCTATAAACGCCCTTAGATTTTACGAGGAAATTGGGTTTAGATTGGGTAGAAAACAAAATAACTATGAATATTTACTGAATAAAGTTGATAATAGTAGATATGTATTAATAAATAAAGAGTTAATTTCTAATTTACTTAAGGAAAATAATTTACCTAAATATAAAGTTAGATTTTTAGATAGATTTTGGGCGTCTAAATATGAAAGATTAACTTATCATTCATTATATAAATTAATAGAAATAATACCAAATAGTGATTTATTAACTTATCTATTATCACAAGTTAAATATAACGAATCATTTTATATTGATGAGATAGTGTATATTGAAAAGTCTGAAGATTATACTTACGATTTACACGTACCTGAAACAAATTCATTTATTTCTAATGGTATTATTAGTCACAACACTGGTGGTTCAGCTACATTAATTTCAACACCAAATGGTATGGATAGTTTGTATCATAAGACTTATGAACAATCTAAAATAGGTGAAAATGACTTTTTTATTATTGAAATGAAGTGGTATCAAGACCCAAGATATACGACTGATATGGCTACAGGGGAAAGAGATTTAATGTGGGTTCATGAAGAAAATCTAAATGACGTAATTGAAGAAGTTAGATATGTGAATGTTGGTGATTCTAAAGAAACTGTAGATAATATTTATAAGTATTATGAAAGTATGGTTGATAAGGGTTATAAACCTACTTCTAGTTGGTATAGAGGTATGTGCCGTGGAATGAATAATGATAAAAAAATGATTGCTCAAGAACTTGATGTATCATTTATTGGTTCTGGTGGTAATGTAATAGACGATAAGTATATAATCCAACAAGAAAAAGAAAATGTTCAAGAACCCAAATGGAAAGCTGGTGATAAAGAAGAAATATGGGTTTGGGAAGAACCTATTGAAGGTCATGAATATATCTTAATATCTGACGTTGCAAGAGGTGATGGTGGTGATAATTCTACAATTGTAGTTATTGACTTTACTACAATGACTCAAGTTATGGAATTTAGTGGTCAATTACAACCAGATTTACTTGGTGATTTAGTTGATGAATACGCTAGAATTTATAACGCTTTAGTTGTTATTGATGTAACTGGTGGTTGGGGTGTTGGTACGGTGACTCAATGTCAGTATCTAGGTACACCAAATTTATATTATGATGAAGCGGTTGCAAAACCTCTAGATAAAAAAACAAACAAAGCATATAAAGCAACTAACATAGGTAAATATCCTGGTTTTAACTGTACTGCTGGTAGACGAGCACCTATAATTAGACATCTTGAAAAGATGGTTAGAACAATGGGAATTAAAGTTCGTTCTATCAGAATGATTTTTGAAATGAGACACTTTGTTTATAAAAATGGTAAAGCCGACCATATGGATGGTTATCATGATGATTTACTTATGGCGTTAGCGTATGGTCTTTGGGTTGCTGAGACTTCATTTAAAAAATTAAAAGAAGCCAAAGCTCAAACTAAAGCTATGTTAACGGCTTGGGTTAGGAGTGAGAATAAAGTGGAAGATGATGAAATTAGACGTAATGGATTTGTTTCTAGAGCGGATAGAAAAAAGAAAATAACTTCTAATAAAAAACCTAATTTTAGTCCCACTATGGCTAAAAATATGCAAGACCCTAATGGTAGATATATGTGGTTATTTAGTGGTTCAAGGTAATAAAATATTGATTTATTTTAAAAATAGATTATAATTAATAAAAATAATAAAAATGGCAAAAAAGCAGACAGCATTTCAGAATCTTAATAATGTTTTCGGAAAGCAAGGTTTAACTCCAGATAATAAAAGTAATAGAAGATATTCTATAGATAACTCCAAAGAGTTATTAAGAACTAAGGATAAAAATCAATATGATATAGCCAAATTAGAGGCCCAACAAAATAAATATTTAGCTGGGTTATGGTCTAAAGTAGATGGTGAGTTATATCAACAAGCAATTCATTATGAAGTAACAAGAGTTGGTTCATATTCAGATTTTGAAACGATGGAATTTTATCCAGAAATTTCAGCAACATTAGATATCTTCAGTGAAGAATCAACAACACCTAATGATAAAGGTAATGTAATTAATATTTATTCACCAAGTTCAAGGGTTAAAAAAATACTTGATGATTTATTTGTTAATAGACTTGATATACACACTTCATTACAAATGTGGGCTAGAAATTTATGTAAATACGGTGATAATTTTGTTTTTTTACAATTAAATAGTACAGCTGGAGTTACAGGTTCTAGACAATTACCTAATTTCGAAATTGAAAGAAGACAAAATGATATTAGAGGGATTATATCACCATCTCAATTAGAAGATGTAAATGCAGATGATGAAAAGAATAAAACTGTTTTTTACTGGAAAGGACGAGATATGACTTTTCAAACTTGGCAAATAGCACATTTTAGATTATTAGGTGATGATAGAAAATTACCTTATGGTACATCTTTTCTAGAAAAAGCAAGACGTATATGGAAACAATTAATTTTAGCTGAAGATGCAATGCTTGTTTATCGTGTTACTAGAGCACCAGAAAGACGTGTTTATAAAATATTTGTTGGTAACATTGATAATAAAGATGTTGGACAATACGTAGATGAAATTGCTAATAGATTTAAAAGAACACCACTTGTTGACCCACAAACAGGTCAAATGGATGTTAGATTTAACCAATTGGGTATTGACCAAGATATATTCATACCAGTACGTGACGAAAATGCACAAACACCTATAGATACATTACCAGGTGCTCAAAATCTTGACCAAATAGCTGATATCGAATATTTACAAAGAAAATTATTTACAGCTCTTAGAGTACCTAAAACTTTTTTAGGGTTTGAAGAACCTCAAGGTGAAGGTAAAAACCTTGCTTTACAGGATATTAGATTTTCAAGAACTATTAATAGAATCCAACAAGCACTTTTACACGAACTAAATAAAATTGCGATTATTCATTTACACTTATTAGGTTTTAGTGATGATTTAGATAATTTCACAATTACTTTAAACAACCCTTCAACTCAAGCTGAAATGCTTAAAATTGAGCAAACACAAGCTAAGGTTGAATTATATAAAAATTCAGTTAGTGATGCTGGTAATGGTTTTGCTACTATGTCAATGACAAAAGCTAAAAAAGAAATTCTTGGATGGTCTGAAGATGAAATTAAACAAGATATGTTAGAACAAAGAATTGAAAAGGCTGCTGCGTCTGAACTCGAAAACACTGCTAATGTTATTAAAAATACTGGTACATTTGATAGAGTTGATAGAATTTACGGGGATATGGATATGGCAAGAATTGGTGGTCAAGTTGATGATGAAGGAAATCCTAATGATAATAAAGGTGGAGGCGGTGGCGGCTTCGGAGGCGGTGGCGGCTTCGGAGGCGGTTTTGATGATGCTGATTTAGATTTAGATGATACGGATGATGCTGAACCAACTGATGATTTTGGTGATATTGATTTAGATGGTGGTAATGATACAGCTGATGATATTGATATGGGTGATAATGAAGGAACTGATGAAAATATAAAAATTACTAGAGGTAAACTTTTGAAAGAACAGCACACCAAAAAACTTTTAAAGATGCTTAAAAGTAATAAAATTAAAAATGAAGAATCAAAACCTAGTGCAACTAAAGTTTATGATAAATCTTTAAAATTTAATAATAATATGAATGACATGATTAATGAGATTGACACTAAACTTAATAAAAATGAAGATTAGTAATATTAGTCTTTATCACGTAAAGTTACATATTTATAAATAAAAATAAAACTAATGCAGAATTTTGGACAAATACATGAAACATTTAAAGCTATTTTAGTTAATGGTATTGTAGAAGGTAAAAAAGAGTATAAAAAAATATTTAATACTTATATTAAAATTTTAAAAGAGGATGTAAATCTGAAAACACAATATCAAATATATGATAGAATTGAGAATAAGAATATTGTTGATAATGAAAAATCAAAGATTTTTATTGATGAGTGTGTCTCATTATTAAAAAATTTA